GTGTCCAGTTAGTGCTCTGGAACTAAGGGCTATCAGAAGATTTTCAAAGTCTGCCCAATCAACACCTTTTCCATCTACCTGCTTGTGTTCAGGAACTTTCTTGATACCAAATGTAGTATAAGGACTTAGACACCAGCGCATACCAGCAAATAATTCTTGATTATTATTTTTGGCCTCTGCTTCAAGAATGGCTTCCTTGTTTAGGCGACTATTATGATCCTGTAGTGTGCGAATAATAGAATACATTTTCTACCCAATATTGTTCATAAAGTATAATTATACATGTAAGTTAATAATTTGTCAAGTATTTAAATGCGTTATTGGTCTAGAGAAGACACTAGAGATTGGGTTTATCAAGTTCAACTTCGGATTGAAGACATCCATTATTACCTCAAAGAAACTACCAAATATTGCCAAAAACATCTTATTTATGAAAATCATGATGTGCTCGTTTTAAGCATTATGACCTGCATTTGGGTAAGTTCTATGCGTAATGAATTGATTACGCTCAGTGAGGTAGTTGACATTTTAGGTTTGGACTATTTAGAAATTCAAAGCGACAAGACCTATGATCTCAACAAAGAAATGAGTGGACTAGACTTTGAACAGATGCTAGGTATTGTCAGCAAGAAGGGTCCGTTTTTGGGATTAGACAGAGAAACTTGATCCACAACCGCAGGTTGTTTGGGCATTAGGATTTTTGATTACAAAACTAGAACCCTGTATGTCATCTTTATAATCTATTTCTGCACCCTCGAGATATTGCATACTCATAGCATCTACTAGGACCTTAAACAGGCCTACAGGAAATTCCCAATCGTCCTCCGCCTGGTCTTCATCAAAGGTAAAGCCATAACTGAACCCAGAGCAACCGCCGCCTTGAACGAAGGTCCTTAGTTTAAGATTAGGATTATTTTCTTCTTTAAGTAATTCTATAATCTTATGTTGAGCAGGAGTTGATATGTTTATCATGTTGATATTTATCTGGTAAATATTCTATACTTACAAAAAGGAGTTTGTATGGCGTATTCAGAACAGGTTATTGATCATTATGAAAATCCACGTAACGTAGGATCGTTTAGTAAAGATGATAAAGATGTAGGTACTGGTATGGTTGGTGCCCCTGCTTGTGGTGATGTTATGAAGTTGCAGATTAAGGTAAATGAGCAAGGAATAATTACAGATGCTAAGTTTAAGACTTACGGCTGTCTTACCAGTAATATGCCTATTGACACTCCAACTCATAGGAAAAAGATTTCTTCTTTGAAAATAGGTGATGAAGTATTAGCATGGGACGGAAATACAGTTCACCCCCAAAGGATACGAGACATTATTAAACACTCAGTTGATATCGATGAATTATTAGCTGTTACATTTCAGCGTGAGACTAGTCGTAAAAACATTAATCCGGGAACATTTACATTACTTTGTACAAAAGAGCACATATTTTGGAACGCCGACAATCGTCCAATTGAAGCTCAACAGTTGATTCTTGGACAAGAATTGTATGAAATTACAGAACATGAACTACGAGTTTTAACTAATAATAGACATAGAAAAGAAATAAAATCAGCTAATAGCAAAAGAATGATTGAGTTTAATAAAACGTTTGATAAATCTTTATTGCCTCAAAACCAACATGGATTCCGATGTAAAGATCCAGAATCCAAAAAAAAGAAAGCAAGTATTGCAAGTAAAAAGAACTGGAGTAATCCCGAATACATCTCTAAATGGCGTGAGGGTATGGAAAATAGAGATTGGTCAGTCCCAACAAGCATAGAAAAACAGTTTATTGAGCTGTTTGAACAAAATAATATTGCTGCTAAATGGTCTTCGGGAAAGATTTGGATTCAAACTGCATCTGGACCAGCTAGCCCAGACTTTATTATCCCGGGAAAGAAAAAGTGTATAGAAGTCTACACTAAAAAAATGCCAAAATTTATGCAGAATAGGGCAGATGAATCTAATTATGTAGAGCAACGCAGAAATAAGTTAGCAACAGCCGGTTATGATTCTTTGTTCCTTGCGATCGAAGACCTACATCAATCATTGCCAATTGTGCAAAATTTTATACATAACGGAATAAAAGTTGTTAAAATTTCTCCTATAACCCATAAAAATATGCTGCGTGGATGCGAGCGGGATGGTGACAAGGTAGTGGTTTATGATCTTAAACTAGAAGATGGAGCACATGTATTTTTCTCCAATAGAGTTGGATCACATAATTGCGGTTCAGCTATTGCCTCATCTTCGTTGGTTACTGAATGGGTTAAGGGCAAAACAATTAACGAGGCTTCAACGATTAAGAATACTGCAATTGCAGAGGAACTTGCGCTCCCTCCGGTTAAAATACATTGCTCTATCTTAGCAGAGGATGCAATCAAAGCCGCTATAGAAGATTATAAAAAGAAACATGATATCTCTCACTGAAAACGCCGCAGAACGTGTAAAGGCTAACTTAGAGAAACGTGGTAAGGGTTTGGGCATACGTGTAGGAGTAAAAACTACAGGATGTAGTGGCCTAGCCTATGTGCTAGAATATGTGGATAAGATTGTATCAGGAGATCATATATATGAGCAACACGGAGTTCACATATATGTAGATGGTAAAAGCCTAGTTTACCTTGAAGGACTTGAAATGGATTGGGTCAAGCAAGGGCTCAACGAAGGATTTGAATTTCGCAATCCAAACGAGAAAAACCGTTGCGGCTGTGGAGAAAGTTTTAATGTATGAATGTAGAAATTTATATTCCTACTTATGATCCTTGCCTATTTTGGCCTATACAAAATTTACCACATCAAATTGATTTAGAACATCACGAAATTGTATTTGATTGTGGTAGTAATAGGAAATTGATATTAAAATTTAATCACGATAAAAAAACAAGAAGTGACAATATTAGAAGTAAAAACTTTACCTACTTTGCCTTTTCTCATGAACTTTTTCATGAAAATAAGGCTGAACAAAAACTATTCCTACATCTAACAAACGGCGAAGATATTAAAAATCATTTCCTAAACTTTGAAGAAGCAGCGGTCAAAAAAAGCGTATATGAATATTTGGACCAAGGTAATCTATTGTTATTGACTGATAACTTTGCCAATGATCCAATTGTTCATGAAAATGTTTTTTATCATCCTTTTATAAATGTAATTAGGCATTATTTTCAATTAGGTTATAGTTTTTTAAATTTTTATCCACAAGAACAAAAACATCACCTACTGGGAATATATCACGGAAATAGGCCTGAAGACCTAAGTGCTGATTGGCGTAATAGACTCTATAAAAAAATTCTAGGAATCTTTCCAAACGATTTTCATGTATATCCATCTCCAGAAATTGCACTCAAGGACATCGTTTATAGTAATGAATTCGCTAGTGGTAATGTGTGGACAAAGAATCATGTTACTAGTTATACAGACTACAATCAAAGTGCGGTAAATGTAATTTGGGAAAGTGAAGAAGAGATAGGATCCAGATTGACAGAAAAAACTCTAAAGGCTTTGCAATTCAGTAAAGTAGATAACTTCTTTATTTGGTACGGTCCTCAAAATATGTTAGAGATTTTACATGATTATGGATTTTGGTTTTTAAATTCTATTTCCTATTCTAGCTCACAGTCAAACCCTGTTGAGAAATCTGTGTTTGATGCACTTATATTTTTAAAAAATCTAAAAGATTCTATAGGTGATAATACTAAAATTCATAAAAAATTATTAAACCTTTTTGGACACAAACTAAATCAAAATAAAATAAAGTTTGATCAAATGGTTAATATTTGTCCCTATCAAGACCAATTTATTAGGAGTTTGTTTAGTTGAAATTTACACATTTAGTTACTAATGGATGTAGTTGGACCTATTGCCAAGGTCTTGACGATCCTAAGGCACAAGGCTGGCCTACTCTCTTGGCCAATAAATTAGGTTGCCCAGTTGTAAACCTCGCATTGCCTGGTTCGAGTAATGATGGCATAGTTAGACGGACCTTTGATTATGTTTATGAAAATAAACCTTTTAAGAATAGGCCCTTATTTCTCATTATGTATAGTCAAATCTATAGAAGAGAAGCATGGTTTAATAGACTCTATGATAGGAATACCAATGACTATATGACAATTCCTTATCCAAACCCAGGACTTGAAGAATTTAAATTCCATTGGAAAAATAGCGAAACCTTACAAGAAAAAATCTATTTTCAAGAATTCGATGACGAAGATTTTCTTAGGAATGATATAAAAAATAAACTGTCTGTTAAAAATCTTTTGGAAAATAATCACTATGATTTTTTCTTTGCAGAATATTTTAAATTTGATATCCCTCAAGCAACCGTAGAGGATGTTAAAAAAAGATTTCCGATGGCCTACGAGGAATATTCTAATCTTTATGATGTTCGAGATGTACATAATTTTACACATGGTATGAAATTACCTTGTGGGCATGATAATTTAGAAGGTCAAGAAGTAGTAGCAAATTTGTTCTACGATAGATTAGTTAAAAAGTTTGGTTCACTAGAAGTCTTGCCTAATTGGCCATTTCTTGAATTAAAAAACTTTCAACATTTTGGTCCTAAAAATGATAACCATTGGAAAGTTGGTCCAGTATGGCGGTGAATAACTATCTTATTCATTATTTTAAAGGTTCAGGTTTCTGTAATATTCTAATGGAATTAGAAACTGCGTTGGCATCAAGTTATATAACTGGTAGAACTTTGATAATACCTAACGTCACTCATCAGTGCGGAGTTACTCACGCTAAGTCGACACCTAAAGGTTCAATATGGGAAGTTCTAGATCTTGCCGCAATAGAAAAAAATTTTAATGTTGAGATAGTAGACAGAGACTTTATAACATTAGACCAATATAAAAATTATTATAATATAAATGATAGTGAATTGAATACAGAATTTCTAGCAGAAAATATCAGCAATGTATACAGTGTCTGTTTTTATAATCAAAAAAACATTACTAATCTTATAGACTTTCAAAATTTTCATTCAAATCGTAATATCCATAATCTAAATAAGCAAGAAAAATTTTTAGCAGTTTCACATGGAGGACATTTTTTCTATAATGTTTATCCAGGTACGGCACCTTTTAGAAATGAACTGAAAAATAAAATTAATTCAGCTATCAAATTCAAAAAACAATATCTAGATCTTGCAGATGCCATACAAAAAAAATATCTAAAAGACTATGATGCTATTCATGTTAGACATGCCACATTCTTTAATCCTTACAAAAATCCAAGTATTATTATACTTGATATCATAAACTATCCGCACAAATTTAAGGAGCAGATAGACAAGTTATATGAAAAAGATAGATGCATTTATATGGCTACTGATTTACATAAGGCAGGCTTATTATATGATCCACCTAAAAAATTTGATATAACTTCATACAAGAAACTTGTGAGACAGGACCATAATTTGGTTATGTTAGATGACTTAAATTATCAATTGAGTCCGACCGAAGAAATTGCTATGGAACTTTTGCTTTGCACAGGATCCAAAAAATTCTACGGAACCTTCTATAGTACTTTTTCTAAAAGAATTAATATATTTAGGGGTATTGGAGGCAAGCAGGTAACAGACTATATGGGTTGGAACCTAATCCAAGATGCTTGGATGGAACCTACTACAGTTTTGCCTTGGGCAAAACTGAAACATGGATGGGAGTGGTACTACAGTTCTTATCCCCAATGGACCTACGAGGATGATTATTTGCCGTCGTAGTCTTTTACAGGTCCGCCGTGAATTTCACTTTTGGCTTTTCGGCCTCTAAGTTTTTTTCCAGAACCTTTCTTTCCCTGTTTACCTGTTCCGTCTGTATGATCAGTATCATGTTTAAGCATGCCTCTACTGACACACTGGCTGTAGCGTACATTGCTAAGACGTGCTTTACCTACTGAGCACTGACTAGCAGTAGGTGCAGCAATCTTTTCTAATAGTTCTTGTATTTTCATAAAACTATTTATTTGAATAGAATCAAACTCATTATCACGGTTTGAGCACAAAATCCTAAGCAGATTGTTGCAATGTATAAAAAGTTACGTTCAATTAGACTTTTGAAAAATAGAGTAATCAGTCCACTCCATACAAAAATCATAAGATCAACGGGTGGAAGTTTATCATTCTGTGCCATCAATACCGCTAGTAATGTAGGAATACTGGCTAGGTGCAATAACACGATAGTAAACCATCCTAATGTATGTGCGCTGATTCTACCTATATGAGTCTTAAGCCATACAACAGCAGCCATTGGTAAATGTTTGACAAATTCTAAGATTTTTTCTGCATAGGTCATTTTGAATCCTTGTAAAAGATATGATTACCTATTTTGCCTACACGAGTTAATTTCCATCCGGGATTAACGTAGTCAGCATGAAAGTAAAGTGCTTCTGTGAGACTGGGCAATCTAAAACCTTCTAGTAAAACCTTTTTGGCCACTGTCATACTTTCGTCATAGATATCAGGGTATTTGGGTTTAAAATTGGCATGTCTATGGCAGACCCAACTAAACTGGCAAAGAACTTTTTCATAAAATATGTTCTTTTGATATACTACATGACAGATATCACCGGGAAACTTGCCATCACTGTTGGCACGATTAAGAGTTACCTGAGCCACAGCAACCTTACCTTCAAATGGTTCACTACCTGCTTCATGGTATATATTTTTAGCCAAGCAGGCCAATTGCCTTTCTCGAACCTGAGCAGTGATTTGGTGTTCTTCTACAACTTCAACACTTTTTATTCTATGATCTACAGCCCAGTTAAGCATTTTATAGATCATATAAAGACCTATTAACATGATAAACATTATCAACATCATGTTTAACTTTGATTTCGTCGCTTCCCTTTCTTCAGCAATTTCAGTCATAATGACCTCCTTTCTTTACGAGGGTAAGATTAGTTATATAAGAAACTGTTATTTTATATAAAAAACAGGCAAAAAACAAGCCTTTTTGATAAAAATCCTGTTATTTTATACCAATAGTCATAAATCTAGTAAATTTTTTATCAGGATAATTAAAATCCAAAGTACCTTGAAACAAAATCTCACGAAGAGGATATTTAGATAAAAACTTATCTAGACTGTCTGTATGTACAACATGATCATCGTGCAGCATGTTGTTTCCTTGCAGAGCCACATGTCTACCTTTTGCAATATTAGTCCACCACTGCATAGACTCAAAGTGCTCTGTGCTAGTATTAATTATAAGATCTACATCCCGAGGTTTAATTTCATTACAATCTTTTGTTATGGCCTTAAACTGCCAATCTTTATAGACCCAATTTTCATTAAGCATATCTGCTATAGATTCACAGGCAGGATCTATATCAAAAGATCTAATTGCTTTTATATCTATTCGCTCTCTTGATTTTAATAAAAATGCAGTCATTGCATACCACCCACCATAGATATAAACAGAATCAATAGATTCGTAGAGATTTTCTAACTCTCTACACAACCATAATTTACTGTCTATCTGGCCATTACTGAAAGCGTCTTTATCCAAAGTTATACCCATCTGTCTTATGGTAAAATACAGCGGCAGTCATGCTGGCCCATTCTTCATTTGGTATTTCTTTGTATAGTTCTTGATATAAATGAGGAATTCTACTGTAATCTAAAAATACTGCATATAACCGTTGCTTATTATGTTTAATTTTAGGTAATACACTTTCAAAGAGCATCTTTAATTCTTCTGGGGTTTTACGTCTAAGTCTAAAAAGATTATGCGTCAACATGTCAACTCTAACTTGCATGTTTTTTTCGCTATCAAAATCATAATTAAAAATTTCATCGTACAAAACAAAGCCCATTTCCTCGAGTGCTCTATGATAACCAAGAGCGCCATTAACTAGAAACAATTTGCCAAAATGCATAGGCGTAGCAACCTTTTCAGTAAAGTAAATTTCACTGGTCATAGTTTCAGTTACTATCTGCATAAAACTATTTCTAAGGTCGTTAGGGGGTACCGTACCATCGGGATGAATAGAACCTTCTGGTCCATTTCTAAAAAAATTATCTAGAACAACTATTGTTGGATCCCAATATTTCCATTGAAATGTATGAGAGTGTGCAATGTCTCTTTTACCATCATAGGCCCAACTATTCCATGAAAACTTTCCTAAATGTAAAATTTCGTATTTGGCCAAAGTGTCAATTTGTGCTATTCTATGATCTTTGACAACATTGTTAAGTGAAAGAAAAAGATTATCAAACTTTAAATTCCAATCCGCTATAGATTCTTCTCTAAATGCGTCATTTGTGACTGAATTTTCCCTCCATTTAAAGAACTGCATGGTAAAATTATAAGTTTCCCAAAATCTTATTTGTACCCTGCTATATCTAGATATTGTGTACGGAGGTCTTGGTATAGTACTGCCATGTGGATGATTAGGCACCCATTGAGGGATATGATTCTTTGAACTACCTGTTATCACCAAAAGTGTAGATTCCAGTTCATTGGTAATATCTACTAGATCCTCAAAGGTTACGTTAGGTCTAAGTCTTTCATAATATCTATTTTCATAATAGTTATGTAACACAATGGTATGAGGTCTTTTAGATCTAATATCATCTAGATCAATAGGATGATAAGGTCTAGCCTGTAAATGATAATAACTCATTGAACGTAATACAATTCAGGATACTCTACTAGTACATGAATACCTTTTTGATTATAGGCCCTGCGATAATTTTGAACGATTATATCTGTAGATTTTAAATCGTGAAATTCTATATTTGGACACATAGACCTAAATTCTTGTAGGTAATTTCCTTTATGCTGATGCCCAGGGTCTAAAGGCTTATCACTGCCTTTTCCTAATCTTATCATAATACTAAGGTCCTTACCAGTCATAAGTTTATATTTGTCAATATGATTTATTAATTGATTACAGGCAAGGATAATGAAATCCCATCTAGGATAAAAACTAATAACAGTGCTCCCTGACATGGCTAGTCCGATTGTTATACCCATTTGACTTTCTTCCATAACAGGCAATTCAATCATTTTTGTTTTATCAACACCTTGTAGTGTGGTACTCATGGGGTTGCCAGCATAGACAATTTGCTGGCCAACAAAGATCGTATCTTCCTGCTGGCCTAGATAAGACATAGCATCAGACAAAGCATCCTTGTAAGGAGTTAGTTGTGGAGCAGTCATGATCTTTCCTCAATATGCCTAATGATATTTTTGGCCATTACCCTATGGCATAGCAGACTAGGATGATGGTCTTGCGGTGGAGTTTGAAAACTATCAAAATCGGTCTTAATAGTCATTTCTTTATTGACTCGCATAAGTTCTTCCATAGAATGGTACACAACTCCTTCATAGTAAATTCTTAAAAAATTTGAACGAAGGAATTCATCCTCTAATATGGCTGCTACATTTTCTGTAGGCCATGTTGTTACTATGACCTTGATTCCTTTATTATGTAAATTTTTTGCCCAATCTCTAACTCTATTAACGCTCTGCTTTACATGGTCATTGTAGGCAGTTTCAAAATCGATATTCTTGCTTTCTAGATATGAGAGCCAAATTTCTTTAAGATTACGTTTTCCTGTTAATGGGCGAAGGTCTATGCCATTGTTTTCATATTCCGGTTCGTGAAGTATTGCTCCTAGAGATCGTTGTATTCTTATAGGTCCGCGCAGACTTCGTATAGTAAAATCTACACCATCTCTAGAAGCCTGAGTATATTGTACCATAACAGTATCTATTTCATTAACGTCTAAAACGTGCTCAAACATTTCAAACTCTTTGAAAGACTGAGGATCTCTTTGAAGCCATCTATTCCAATTGCTTATGATGCCTTCATTAGATCCACCGTTGTCTTTCCAAACAAGTTCCCAAGTATTAAAATGATTTGCAACTATTCTAGGAAATCTTACGCTTTCCATAAATTTTATATGTGCCGGCCTAACGTAATGTGCAAAATATCTATCAGGAGGTGGTTCCTGTAAAGTATCTAAATGGCTATAATAGTATAAGCCTTGTCCCCAAGTAAAACTACATCCAGTGAACAAGAACCCTTTTCTTGCTTTCATGTTAATCCTTTTTATTCCAACTTATTTCCCAGTCTTTAAAATCAGCAGCAAGACAGTCTACTTTATAATCTTTTCTTCCCCCAACGGCTTCTTGTATAATATTCTTTGCTGTATTTCTTATACCATTTAAACCGTGTGTAAGTTCTAAATTATTTCCGTCTTTAATTCCGCGTCTGTAATTTGATTCGTTATGCCATATATGCAAATTCATTTGACTAAGGACAACGATTGCCCTAAGTGTTTCGGCAGATATTCCGAGTTCTTGTTCATCTAAAATAATCTGTAGATCATGTAGGATATCTTCAATTTCTTTTGAATAGACATCCTTATGCTCTGCAATAAACACTTCCTTGAGTTGCACTATACTCAAACGATCAATTAGATCGCCAAATGAATGAAGGTATTTACGCTGTGTCATAAATTTGTAAAGCTCCTATTGTTATGTGTGATTATTATAGAATAACATTCTATAAGTTGCTGTATCCCATATTCTAGTGTGCATGTGGGTCTCCAACCAGTTTTTTCTAGTTTTTCGTTAGAAACTATATAATTCCTTTTGTCAAAGTCTTCTTTAAAATCGTCCTGTTTGATAACCAATCCAGGAACAAAAAGTTTGATCTTTTCTGCCAATTCTAATTTAGTTAAATTAGCAGACGATAGTCCTACGTTATAAATTTGATTTTTACAAGTATCAAAGTTATCAACAAGAAAATTAAATGTCTTTGCGATGTCCTCTACATGTATATAATTTCGTTTGAAATGAGATTCAAAAAGTACCAAGTATCCATCAGTAACGGCCTTGTAGACAAAATCATTTACCAAAAGGTCTTGACGCATCCTTGGACTAGGACCAAATACAGTGGCCAATCTCAATATTATACCTTTACCAGATTGTGCAACAATATCTTCAGCATCACATTTGGTTTGAGCATATAATGACAAAGGTTTAAAATCGCTTTCCTCCGTTATAATATCAGCCGATGATCCATACTGGCTATTAGTATTAGGAATGATGATGCCCTGGCTACTACTGATATTATCAACTATGTTTTTAATCTGCGTAAAATTTACAGCCACAGCCAAGTCTGGGTTCGCCCTGCAGGCAGGCATACCTACGATTGCGGCCAAAGGAATAATAAAATCAAATTGGGGTATTAACTTTAGAAAATCGGAATCACGTATATCACCTTGGATAAATTTAAACTTAGGACGTTTAAAAAGATGAAGTAAAGAACACTGTTTATACATGAGATTATCATATACGGTAACCTCATGACCGTTATCTAAAAAGTATTCTGACATGGTAGAGCCTAAATAGCCCGCCCCGCCCGTGATTAGTATTTTCATCGCGTGAATTCTTGCTTATTGGCCAGATACCAATCATAGGCCATTTTTAAACCTTGCGTCAAGTCGACCTTAGGGATCCATCCTAAATTCTGCATAATTTTGTCGCTATTGATTTTCCTAACAGGAATCATACTCGGTTTACCTTTTATAAACTCTACAGGATTAGTATTATCTACAATTGACTTCATAGTGTCTAATACTTCTAAGACACTGTAAACCTTATTAGATCCTACATTATAAACATCGTAGGTATTTTGCTTTTCTATAACTGCGATTAAGGCATCCACAAAATCGTCAATATAAAGTAGATCTCTTAGTTCAGTACCGTCTCCCCAAACAGGTATTGGATCCATATTATCTGCTACCTTCCTTATCGTAGCAGGCGTAACGTGGCATCGAGCAAAGTCATATTTGTCATGTGGACCATAAAGATTCGCAGGCCTAATCACTACCGTGGTCATTGGATTAGGCAAATACTTGGCATATAGTTCGCACTGCACTTCTGCATATCGTTTCATCCAACCTACAGGAAAATATACAGGATAAGGTTCATCAAATAAAAAATCAGTTTCCCTTACGGGTTCATCTCCTTTAGGAGGATAAACGGTATTGCTGCTTATAAAAATATATTTTGATACCTTATTTCTATAGGCACCGTCAATTAAGAAATTATTCATAGCCACATTGGGTGTTACATGCGCTAGAGGATCATTAACCGTGTCAACAGCATTTGATGTACTTGCCGCGGCATGAATTACAACATCGACATCTTTAGTAATTGTAAGACATGTGTCGTAGAGTCTTAAATCACCAGTTATGTATTCGCAAGAAGCATGCCTATTTCTGGGCTGTCTTTTGTTAATATGTATGCGTAGATCATTATACCCTAATAACACTAATTTGTTTGTAAGGTTCTGCCCAACAAGACCAGATCCTCCAGTAATTAAAATTTTCATTAATCATTCCTTAAGTCGTTATTATAGACAAACGCTAGGTAGGCTCGTCTAATAAAATTATTCTTTACAGGAGACACAGCATGATGAAGATTGTACTTTGTAAAGTCCAGAATTACATAGTTTCCTTTATCACAGGCGACAGGAATTAGATTACCTTGTCTGTCCTTAATTACTAATTCTCCACCAACATCTGTATCAGTTACATCACTAAGGTAAATCAAAATTACACATAATCTACCTTTGTTAAATCCATCTTGATGAAGTTCAATAAAGTCATCGTCTTTATAAATTGTAAACATGTCGTTATATGATATATTTCTTTTAGACATATCTATTTCAGGATAGATGACAGATACAAAATTTTCTATTTGCCTTTGGAAATATCTATCTTTACCATTAATTCCCTTATAGGTAACATACCACTGCTGATGAATGTGCCAATCATTGTCCTTAATGTCTTGTCTACGTTGAGGAATTTCATCAAGGTCAATTTCCCAAGGCACTCTTTGTTCTTTGATTTGATTCCTATATCTATAAAACTCAGCAGAATCAAAATCAGGCAAATCGCTTATAATAGATTCAAAGGTATCCCAATCTTCAATAATTTCACTGACATGTCCTATATGAAATCCATTTACTTTTAGTTTTATAAAATCTCTTGACTTTCTTTTATACCCTAAAATTGTTAACATTAGAGCCTTTTGAAAATCAGTAGTAGGCAATATGTTGTATTTTCTTTGCTTTACATCACCTAGGCATCGGTGTAGGTCTCCATTTGGTTTACTGGTATCCCATACGATAGTCTTAGGCTTTTTAAATATTTTCTTGTAGGCCTCTACTAGAGTTTCGATTGTTTCTTTAATGCTACGAGCATGACCTGAACCAAAATTTATTGTGTCTTGAACTTCTTTTTTAATTACATCTAAAGTTGCCTTGGCTACGTCTCTAGCAAATACAAAATCTCTCTTAGCACTACCGTCACCCCAACAGGTTATAGTGTCTCCTTGCTCATTAAATAATTTCCATACATTGCTGGCTACAACTGTAGCATCTGGACTAAAATTATCATTTTCACCGAAAATATTTGCAGGACGTATAACAGTTACCTTATTCCATCCGTATTGCTTTTGGAGAGTTTCTATAGCCAATTCACCGCATCGTTTAGCCCATCCAGGATACCAATCATTAGGGCTAGGCATTGTGGTCCAAATATCATCTTCATGCATCACATCAGCAGGTTGATATACTCCAACACTAGATAAAAATACAAACCAATCAACATTATATTCATGTGCCAGTTTAATCATATTGGTGTTAAACATTAACATAGGAAAAAAGTAGTCAGCAGGGCTATTCTTTGCTCTTATTGGGCTACCTTTGATACCTGCAAGATGTAGCACATAATTTATTTTGTTGTCTAAAAATAGGCTTTTACAGTTTTGGTACTCTGTAAGATCTGTTAGAACAACACTTAGTCGATCTGGATATTTTTTCTTGAGTAGCCTAAGGTCCTGTCCTTCTACTAGATCTACGGCAATAACTTTTGCTGCTCCTTCTTCAAGACATTGTATAACAGTAGGAACACCTACCAGTCCATTCGCTCCTGTAATCAAAATTGTTTTATTTTCAATTTCCATATTAATCCTAAAATGCTATCCATTTTCCAGATCCGTAGTGCGGGTACTTAGACCTATAACAGTATCTAATTACATCGCTAGGTAAATCTCTTTTTTTATTCCATGTATGCACTGTAGGTGTGTAAGTAGATATATCATTATCTTCAACCACAAAATATAATGGAATGTCAAAATTTCTAGCGTACTTATGTACTTCATAAAACCCACCTGTTTCAAAACACATATCACCGATAAAGCACCAAACTTTTTTATTAGACTGCTGTCTTTTTAATCCAATCGCAACTCCTAGTGCAATAGGTAGCGTTCCACCCACGATGGCACTAGAATAAAATCCTTGTTCATGATTACAGATAGTAATAGATTTACCTTGCAGTATCTGATCCTCAATCCAACTTGGATCTAGACCTTTTAGATAAGCATGATAGTGACTTCTCCATGTAGAGAATACCCAATCATTTTTATCAATCCTTTTGAAAATTTCTATTAGTTGTTCTTCATTACCATTTGATAAATGAACTGGTCCTCTAATCTTGGCATCTTCCCAATGTTTTACTATAAGGTTTTCAAACTCTAAAAGATCTTCCTTGGTACAAAAATTGTCCCTTATTATCTGATATTGTTCTAAATTTTCAATCATCTGTCTCTCTTTTGCAGTATTGGACTTTCAGTTGGCCACTCTATGCCAAATCTTTTGTCGTTCCATTTTATGACTCCCTGTGCTGATTCATCTACATACTCACCTTGATAGAAAAGATTATAATGAAATATACAGTCAGTTAGAGCATAATGGCCATTGGCAAAGTTCGGTGGTACTAAAACTTGATCCCTTGTTCTTTCTGATAGAATATATGATTCCCATTTACCATATGTAGTTGAATCTTCTCTTAGATCTAAAATCACTAGATAAATTTCTCCTACAAGGGCTTGAACCAATTTCCAAGTTTTATTATCGTAGTGAAGACCACGTAACACTTCCTTGTTTGATCTAGAAAACCTTGAATGTATAACAACATCGTTAGGCAGCAAATCCATAACAGGATGTTCTTTGTTTTGAAAGGTGGTAAAAATTTCACCTCTGTATTCTCTATAAATTGAAGGTGTATAGACAGGGACATCTAAAGGAAATGTTCTAAGATAACTTATTTCAAAATTATTCCAAGGCAATAATTTGTAGTTCATTATCTTGTTCTCTCGTGTAATAAGTTCACAATAGGCCCTACATATTCTGGCCGTTCGTAAAATTCTAGTAGAGTCTTTCTATTATGGTAATATATTTCTTCCATGTCCCAATACCACTGATGTATTTGTTCTGGAGTCATTTGGCAGAGGCGATGAACTTCGGCACAGACCATATGCATCCTTCTATTATCGTCAGACTCATTATCATAACTTTCATCTATATGTGGTGAAAAAGTTTGAAATCCTAGTTTTCTCAGTATTTCTAAAGAGCCCTGTGGGCCATAAAATATTATCGGTTTGAAGTTAGCCAAAGGTTTAAATATTTTCTCTGTTAGAGACTTATAAGGAGCATGATGATATGTTTCTGTACAAAGGTAAAAATAACTGTTTAGATAAGGTTTGAAGTTTACTTCACTCCATCCATGAGTATTATCATTTGAAGCGGTTGGTTCGTCTATTAGTGTTTTCGGTACCTTGGCATTTATTGATTGAATTAGATTCGGATCGTGAGCGAAACCATATCGATGTAAATTAACACCCCTATTCAGTCCTTCTTTATCAAGCAATGACCAATCTGCCTTATCGAGGCATTGATCTGCTGCTAACTTGTAAAGGATATTAATTCTATGTTCTCTCGCCCTTTTTATTTTATAGGTGAAATAGAATTCTCTCTGTTTGTTCCTAGTAGATCTAAATATTATGTCAGGAGTAAAACCTGATTTTGAAATATTATAATGATACGAAGTATGATAAATTAAGAATGGTAAATTTACAACTGTGACCTTACGTTCGTGCTCTTGGTACCATGAGTTATATACTTCATCTGCATTAAAACTATTGATTGTAAGTATAATCTGAGATTTATCAATTTGACACCTGTCTAAACTTTTATGAAAATTATCAAATTCATGTTTTTCAATAAAATTTTCATTGGCCCAATCCAATAAAATAACAGACTGCTTTCTTCTAGCATCTATGAGAGCCTCTTCAGACATATATTTCCAAAAATATTCGCCCTCTAATCTTGAATACCGATTTTGATTTACCCCTGTGAAATCCTGAAAATGTAAATTAACCTTAATCGGATATACATATTTTTTAAAACGTTGTTTCCCAAAAAACATAGAATTGTTTTGCACATCTATATGACTTGAAAAACAATCTTGTGAAAGATAAGTGCCATTATTCCAAATACTGTTAGGCATGTAGCCAAACTGTCCACCTAATAACCCCATCATAGGGCCTTTAGGATCATCAATATCACAATCAAAATAACTTTGTTGATTTAGTTTATTAGAATATAATGTATGTATATAGTTTATAATACCCATCTGAGGAGGAGTTGCATTTGGCAAGCAAATGTTTGGTAAAACATAATCATAATAGAACGGTACTGAAACTGGCATATCAACTTGTTAAAAATGTATTTATATAGGTATATAATTCTTTTGCATAGGCTTCGTGAGCATCCGGTCCATGATGCCAATATGTAGCCTTAGGATTTGTGTATCCTAGATTTTTATATTTTTGATAAAAACACTGTTCATTATCTCTCATCATGTAATAATTCTTAGGAGCAATTTCAGATAGATATGGATCTAATCTAAAATCATCATTGAACATATACATAGAATTTGTCATTAGGTGCGGAATCTGTTTATTTTTTAAAAAATTATGTAAAGCCAATACTATATGAGCACAGGATATCTGTAGATATAACTCATGAAAAACCATAATAGGATACACCCTTTCGATGATTTCTTTTTCCCAATCGTTTAAACCCTTCCACCCCATATTCAGTTTAACAAAATGCTTATTGTGGGGTGACGCATAATCTGCATAGTTTCCTTCTTTTTCCCAATCGCTTGTTTTTTCATAAGATATAGGAATTTCCATCCTTGTGCTTTCCGTCCATGATGCTAGGACCATAACATCTTGTTCATTTGTATTTTCTTGAATCCAATGCATAATACTTCTTAGAATAGTAGCATTTGTACCTCCACTAGATGCAACATTAACAGGTTTCCTCCCCAAAAGTCTTGCAAGTTGATTTCCAAAACTAAATTCTCTATTAAATTTACTGTCCTTACTTCCGTCTATTTCTGCTCCAGCAGCATGACTACACCCTGAAATTAATAAAATTTTATTCATGATTCCTTCTTGACAAATATCATCTTGTTTAAATTTTCTGCCTCTTTTTCAGGTATAGCGTCCATGGTGCTTTGATTAGGCACATCTATCACGTAATCTAAATGATTGCTCCAGTCTCCTGTTCCCTTATAATGAAAATTAAATGTAAAGTCTGTTTTAGGATTTAACTCCACTTCTTCATTTAGTAAATCTCCATAGTCCTTATCTGATCTGCCATCTTCAACTGACCAGGGAGGCCTAGACAATTTACGTGAACGCCTTGCAGCATTACTCTGTAATCTTGTAAAGTCTACAGCAAAGAAAGGACCCATTCTTTTTGGCTCATTGTTTTTAAACCTATCATCTGGATTAGGTAATTGCTTAAAATTAATATCAAAGTCTGCCTTCCATTTTCCGTCTTTGGTAATACTAAATTTGTATACTGCTGTTAATCCGTGTGGTCCATAAGTAGATCCGAACTCCCTTTCATCAATTTCCGGGTTGAATAATATAGTAGCATCGTATCCACCTCTAGTACGCCATAGCATCCTAAAGAATACCCACATTTCATTAATCATTGTATTTGCATAAGGATTAATATCTACATTGATTATATTGTAATCAAATTTTTCATATTCAACTTCTCTATTAAAACTAGGTTCATGTAGACGAATTTTATAATGTTCTTTGGCTAGATTAAATCTTACAGGATAACTGAAAGAAGCCTGTGTAGTACCTCTCATCATATCAAGAAATATATGAAAGGACTTAACTCGCATCATTACATGGGTGCCGCCCATAGAGAAATCTTTGGTAATCCAATGAGTAAGATATTTTTGGAAACTTAAATTGAATCTATGAGGATTTTGTCCTGTAAGTGTTTCTGGACCTTGTGCAAATCCAACACCTGCACCTACATTGTTGATATTATTATTTCTCATCCGCCAAAGAAAGGTTATACTATCTGCGAAGTCCTGAAATTTTTCTGTAGGAAATCCTACGATCCAATTTGTAGCACACCAAATACCTACAGTCTTACAATCTTTAAAGTTTTGTTCCATCTCTCGAATGGTTACACCTTTGTGCATATCATCCAAGACTCTTTGACTACCAGACTCTACTCCAAAGTTAAACATGAGACAACCGCCATCTGCTAGATCTTGAAGATACTGTAAATCCATCCTCCCGTCGCATCTAGCATATCCTGTCCATCTAACCTTTAATCCTTTACTTTTAAGTGCAAGAGCAAATGCACGAAGTTCTTTGATATTACCATTTACAAGACTATCAATAAACCAAATGATATCTGTACCTTTATTGTAGTAAAGCCATTCAACTTCTGTTACAAGATCTACTGCCTGACGCTGTCTATATTTCCAAAAATGTGTTTCTTCACAGAAACTACATTTGGCTGTACATCCTCTACTAATTTCACTGTTTACCCCGTTTGGTAAATCATATAAACTAAAATCAATACTCTCATAATCAGGCATGGGCATATTGTTTAGATTAATACGTTCCTCTTCTGGCTGTTTTAAAATTCTTGGATATTCTACTTGCTTCTTTTCTTCAATTTCTTCTAACATCAGAAGTAGATTTCCTTCACCTTCACCAACTACAACATAATCATATTCAGGCCTGATATCAAACCAACTCTTATGAACAGTTGGTCCTCCTACTGCTATTTTTATATGAGGTGCTCGTCGTTTAAGTTCACGTGCCATCCATTTGCTGGGTTCCTCAGATATGTAGTATAAACTAAACCCCACAACATCAGGATCAAGATTTATAATTTTTGTAACATGTTCCTCAAGTAAAGGTTCTAATAAAGGATGGACATCTCTATGATAAGTTTCACCTAACCATCTCCAACTAGCACTTGGGTCCCAAAGCCTAAAAGGTATTTTTTTATTAGGCCACCAATCATCTCTAAATTTTCTATAGGCCTTTACATTGAGATCAAAAATATGAGTTTCATATCCTGCACTCTTGGCAACACCACTTAACCGAGCAAGACTAAAAGGAGGCATATAGGGACTCCATTCTGGACAAAGCACTAGAGCTAATTTGGTATTCCTAGTTTTATAATTTATATAAACAGGAGTAAGATTTTTTTGCTCTGTTGGTTTAGCATATGGTGCGATCGCATCCATCATACTTCTATGGCGTAAATCTGCTACGTCCTCTGTAGGACGTTCTTTAGGTTTTATGTTGTCATTTGCAAGATGTCTTAGCGTAAAATCCATTTAAACTCCGGCTACGGCTTTCTTTGGAATAAGAATATCTGTGCCACAATGACAGTGCTCCTTTTCACAAGTTATCTTCAGTGGGCCAATATTCTTTACATCAGATATGTGTCCTAGAGTTTTTACCTGCCCACAGGTTCCCATACTGATCATTCCAATTTGATTTATCCAAATACAATCACCTATGGAGCACTCCCAACCCTTAAAAAAGTTCATACGCTTTACTGTGATTTCATTGCTGTTAATACTTGTAATAGTTTGATCATCCCATTTGGCCATGGCAAAGAACGGATTCTTAATCACCTTCTGTGGGACAGTTCTCTTTTGATCAATACTATGCTCTTCTAGAAACTTTGTATGCTTAGGATCTTTATATTCCCAGGGACGAGCATTTAAGGTCATTTCGTTAAACAATGGTGTCCATTCAATAAAATAATTGGGCAGCATTAACTTTAATTCTTCTCCAAACTGAACAACCTCCCAAAATCTTTCTTCATGCATCAACATCTTACAACTAAAATAATTTAACTTATCATGTAAGAACATGGCATTTTGTTTATAACGTTCTTGATCTGCAAATTCAATATGAAAACTTCCAACAACATCATCAAACAAATGAATATGCTTTTTCCACCATGAGGTGGGCCTACTCAAGTTAGTGTTCAGGGCGATTATTGAATTAGGCAAATCTGATTTGATCCATTCGCAGATAGGAATAAGATTACGCCATAGTGTAGGTTCCCCTCCACTAAAGAAAAACTTAAAATTCTTGTAACCTTTCTTAAGATATTTGGCAGTAATATTCTTGATGCCATTTAGATACATATCAAGGTCTTTGTCATTGCGTGCCGTGCCTTCATAGTTTCCCGGATTACAATAACTGCACTTATAGTTACAGAAATTGTTTACCTGCCATGTGATATCTAGAAACTTTTTGTTTTGTTTTATTTCGATGAGTTTGCGAGTGTCCATTTGTATACGTCCTTAAGTTCGGGGATAACCTGAAACAAACTTTCACCCCGTATTTCGTCTGTCTTTTTGTTTTCTTCAAAAAATTCTTTCAATCCGTCAGGATTGCTTTTTACGTTTTTAGCTGATTTATCTGCTTCTAAGGCGTTCAAAACAACACCAAAAGCATTATGCACTTCACGTGGAAATTTAGGATCGTCGTGCAGTTTACGCCACTTTTCTGCCACCTGCTGCTTGTAAAAATAAGGAAGGATATTGATATTACCCCACCACGGATGTGTTAACAGGTTAATTCTTAATTCACTGTCTATATTGATGTAGCCTTTGTCTAACCACTCTTGAAACATGTCTGGAAAATTATGTACATTCCATATACTGATCGTAGGTGTAAGAGCAAAGGTAACATTAGGTGCTTTCTTCTTAATTGTTTGTATATTCTTTTCAATATCGCTCCATACTGTACCTTTGCGTAGATATTCAGCAACTTGGTAATTAGCATCTAGGCTAGCATATATTTTCACTGTTTTGAACTTTGACCAGTAGTCTAGTACGTTTTTCTTTTTATACTTGAACACACTAAAATTCGTAGTATAGGTAATATTAACATCAAACTTTTCAAGTGCTATCCAAAAGTCTAGTAGTTCGTAGTGTTCTGGAGTAATAAGACTCTCACCACCTGCAAAATAAACCTCCTCTACATCAGCAAGGTGCGGTTTAAGTTTCTCCATGAACTTACCATCTTCATTACAGTTGACCACGATCTTATCCATGTTAAACCATATCTTAAGATGTTCCTTAGACCATTTCTTTTCTGTATATTCTTGTGCGTGGAGACTACTACATTCAGGCCCACAGGTTCTGCATTTCATATTACAGATATTACTAAACCTAATATCCATATATTTGAACTTGAAGTTTTCAATTGATCCATCTTTTTTGGTGGCCTTGACTAGATCAAAACTTTCTTCACCTCGTACCTTGTTATGACTTTTTCTAAGGCTCCATATACCATGCTTTTCTAAGTCATAGCATCTCTTACAGGCTAGACTAGGTTTCTCGTCCATCATGTTGAGCCTTATCTTTTTGAACTCATCTGCGTTCATCATCTTAATTACAGACTCTTCTTCTGTTGAACTAAACTGAATAGAACTATCTGCCATACAACAGGGAAATACCTTGCCGTTAGGCCAAGCATGAAAATGTATCCAGGGCAGGATACAAAAATATTTGGATTCATCAATTTGATTCTTTTTAATCATTCTAATTCCATTATTAGTGGGCGTAGTTCTGGGAAGGTCTTGAAGAAATTATCATCACGAAGTGCATCTATGTCTAATGTGTGCTTGAAAAATATCTGTTTGTTTTCTGCCCATGTATTAGATTCGTCTGCAAATATGATAGCATCATGTACCAGCGTATTTAACTGTGGGTAATCCTTGGCTTCATTTAATAGGAGAAGGTATGCTTTTTCCCTTGCAGTTTTTTTCAATTTGACAGGCAGGCTCTTAGCACTGTAATAACTAGGATGAATAGCCAAATATAAACTATTGTGCCAATCAGTTTTTCGTATAAGATTTTTCTTTATCATATATGAATAAAAGTCTGATAGAGTCAAATAATTAAAAATACTAAAAACCGTGTTTATTTGAAAAGAAACATATTTTAAGTCACGGAACTTTAATAGATTGGTTTCTACTACTCCCCAATCAGTTCCCTTCCTTATCCATTCTGCTCTGTCTCCATAGTGATCAATGCTACAACTTAGTTCAATCTTTTTAAAGTGTTTCCATAATTTTAGAATATCATAATTTTTAAACTTTATATTACTCGCATTGGTATTATAGCGCAGTATGATATTGGTTTTCTTTTTCCTAATCATCTCCTCTAACATAACATAATGTTCATCAGTGATAAGAGGTTCACCTCCTGCAAAATAGGCTAGATCAATATGATCAATGTGTGACAAAACTTCTTCAAGTAGATTGCCTTTTTGATCATCAGCGTGCATCAGAATAGGTAAAGTCTTGTCATAAACACGATTCTCAGCAGCCCATTGACTGCTAAATTCGGCACCACAGGTTCTGCATTTAAAATTACAAATATTACTAAACCTGATATCAAAATATCTCATCCTAAAATCTTTTATTGATCCATCTTCTTCTGTGGCAGGTATTAGTTCGTCATAGTATTTGGCAAAGTTGTCTTTGCTGTAATTTCTAAAACTATGAGGTCCTGCTTCTTCATGTTTATAACAGAATTCACAAATCTTGCTAGGCACACCATTTAACATATTCAAACGCAGTTCTTTCATCTTTTCAGAATTTATAGCCTGCTCTAGAGAAATAGTTTTGGTATTACCAAATGGTTCTGAATAGTTATTACTACAGCAAGGATAGATATCGCCCTTGGGAGTTACATTTAGATGTAACCAAGGAAACATACAAAACACCTTACTTTCTTTTAGTAGGTGATCTTTTTTATTTTTTAAATCATCTTTCATTCTACTAACCTTTTTAATTCAGGAAAGATATCAACAAAATTTTCTTTCCTAATTTGATCTAAACGCAAAGTTTCTTGTTTAAACATATCAATTTCCTTACTCAAATCAATATCTAGTTTAAGAAATGTAATAGTATCTTCAAGAACTTTTTTAATACTTTCAAATCTGTTCCTATCTCTTCTGTAAAGTCGGAAGAAATTTATTAGTTGCTCGATTTGTCCAATAGCATAGGATTTTTCTTCTAAATTTAGAATATGAGGACTATAATAACTTGGAGAAGAAATTTTATAGATACTAAACACCCCGTCAATTGTAGGATCATAAAGATTTTCTCTTACTAGATTTTTATAGAAATCCTGTAATGTTAGAACATTAAAAACACTAAGCACTGTATTATAGCATAGGTCTGCCTTGGAACCTAAATTAGATTTTAGATATCGAATGTTATCAGCAATCTTGTTCCAATCAGTTCCGTGTCTTAGGTATTCTGCTCTAGAACCATAATGATCTAGACTACCGCCGATACTAATAGGAAACTTAAATTGCTTCCAGAGATCAATTAGATTTTTATCTTTAAAATTAAAAACACTGAGATTGGTATTATATTTTAGAATAGTGTCAGTTTTACCTTTCGCTATCATATTTTCTAACAAAGTATAATGTTCATCTGTTATCAATATCTCTCCACCTGCAAAATATGCTTCGTGCATGTTTGGTATCTGCTCTATAATATCATCTAGTAGAGGTGTACTTTTTTCTCTCCGAATAGGCACGTAATCCTTTTTGTGTTTGACATTCTCCTGTTCCCATTGGCTACTATAATCCGATGTACAGGTTCTACATTTAAAATTACAAATCGTACTGAATCTAAAATCAAAGTAATTCATTTTAAATTCTGTAAGATTACCACTTTCTTCTGTGCTATTAGATACAGCCCTTTCATAAAATTGTGCATAAATCTTATTAGAATGCTGTCTGAAACTGGCACCCCCAATTGCCTCAGTATTATAACAGGTTTTACAGATGGTAGATGGTTTATCATCTACCATGTTTAACCTTAACTGTTTCATAGGATCAGAATTAACTAATTCCATTAATCTAGTTTCCGACTTAACTTTGCCTGTAAAGTGACCCGGGTAAGATATGCAACAAGGACTAACATTACCATTTGGTACAGAATGTATGTGTAACCAAGGTAATATACAGAAATGTTTACTTTCTTCTAAAAGGTATTTTTGTTTTAATTTTAATTTTTCTTTGAACATTCTTTATAAAATTCTTTCATTTCTGGAAATGTTTTTTGAAAATTAGTACCTCTTCTTTGGTCTAATGCAGTAAACCAATTATAAAAATCTTTTCTGCCTTCGTGTGTTCTTGCATTATCATAAACTGTGGTTTCCATATATTTTACAATTCTACGGAATCTTTCAAACTCTACTAGACTAAACTTAAATGGATCATGATCGTCTGTGTTCTTTTCTATAAAACTTAGACAATCATACATGTAGGGCATATATTGTTCTTTTGGTAGAATATTGATGTCATATTGTAATGGTTCTTTGAGATAGGGTGTATCAAATCTAACCATCTGATATTGATCAGTCTTATTATACTTGTTATATTTTTTCCTCCATTTAAGGATATTTTTCAACAATAAATGAAAGGTAGTAACACTTAAAATATTAAATGTTATCATAAAACTAATAGGATGGCCTACTTCTTTAAGGTATTTGTCAAGGTGACTTTCCCATAACTTTATATCAAGCCCTGTTCGTATATATTCTGCACGAGGACCCCAAGTATCAATACTAGTAAACAATTTAAATCTTTTGATAGAATTATTTTCAATTAGGTAATTAACATTGTTAATGAGTTTGTCAACTAATGCAGTTTTCATACCTAAATTACTGTTAACATTTAATTCCAGTCCAGGAGCCGGATCCTTTTTCAAATCCTCTAAAAGCCTCCACGTACTAGTATGCATTAAAGGCTCGCCACCTGTGATACGTAGAATAGTAAGATCCTGTTTTAGACTGGGCCACCATTTCCACCATGCATCTACATAGGGATTGGCTTCTTCTCGTTCATATAACCTAAACCAATCAATGTCGCACCTATGATTGTTCACTGTGGTAACTGGGCCGTGTTCACGTATCTCATTGTAAAATCTGCTACTGGCCTTTGGATGGCAATACCCGCATTTAAAATTACATTCATTACCAAAACTTATTTCAATATATTCTGGATTGACATCATTCTTCCAGGATCCTTTGGCTAACTTTAATCTTTCAGGTGTGTAGATAGTTCCGCTTTTAATATGCCTATCACTGATGTAACCATCGCCCATGTTTTCAATGTTCCAGCAATATTGACATCCTTTAGTCTGGACGCCTTTTTTCATTTCTTGTCGCTCTAATTTTTTGTGCATGGTATTATGTAGAGCGCTGGGATTGTTCTTAATTTCATCTATTTCAATAGCATGAGGTGCGGGATGATAGCAACTATGATTTTCCCCTGTTTGTAGATACAAGGTAACATGAAACCATTTGGCCAAACAAAAAGACGGACTTACGTTATTGATTATTGGTATTACTTTTTGTATTCTTTCGTGGTTCGTATCTGACATTCTGTTCCTTAAATTTTTGTTCCAACCAATCTCTGTCGTTGATTAATAGTAGATTCTTTTTGTGATCTTTATTGATTGAATAATATTTTTTTCCATCCTCGATGCCCTTCAAGGCTTGGTCGGCGTATTTGGCATCTAGTTTGGTCACCCAATTTTTTAATGCCTTATAGTTTTTGTTCTCTGAAAGTTTTACTGCTTCCCTAAATGCACTTCTCCAGGTGCTAAACTTATCAGTATTAAACTCTGTTATGTTACTGGTTTTTTCTATAACTTTCAACCCCTTGGCCAAAGTTGTAGTAACATCTAATTGATTCCATGTCTTTTTGTTTTGAAAAAGTTTTTTAGGAAAAAGTTTAACACCCCCATAACCATATTCTAGATCATTAAAAGGGTTCTTACTTTTCCAAATGTAAACAAATTTTCTATCAAAGAGATCTGGATTAAAGGCAAAGTCAAAATCGGGCAAGACTCTAGCATCAGCATCAACTACATAAAACATGTCGGTAGAGGACAACATGGCCGCTTGTTTATGCGCTTCAAAAATCCCTTTTACTCCATCTACCCTCTGGGCCCATGGCACTAATTTTTTAAGATGTTTCCAATTTTTCTCTGCATTAGATTCATTGTAACTTATAAAGAATACATCTAACGTTTTGGCTATTTCTGGAATCACTAGACCAACTTCCTTCGTGCCCGTAGGCGTTTCTGTTGCTGATAACTTTGCGGCCCATATTTTTTTATTTTCTTTTTCTAGATACCATATATGTTCATACTGTGCATCAATGAGAGGAATTTTATAGTCAATTTCGTAAGTTATACCAGATAGGGCAGGATTCTTCTTAAAGGTAAAGTCTGGATCAATTTCTCCATACTCTTTGAATCCTTGACATTCTTCTACAAAACTTAGACTCAAAGCCCATATACCAGACTGCTCAACTAATTTACTATTCACATACCACACATGAAGATATCCAAGATCATGATAATCTAATGGAAACTGAGGTGAACTAAATCGATATGGTGAGAGATCTTGGTTAATCTCAATATAGGTTTTAGGGTAGACTTCTCCTACAATCTTTGACCCTTTTGATTTTTTAGCAGATATAGCCTTGAATGCCCAGATTGGTTCTGGACTGTTTGATGTTAGACTTGAGTCTAACATCCATATATGTTCAAAGGCTAAGTCATGGTATGGAGGAACATATTCAACATCATAATTTAAATCGGGTAAATTTGGATTTTTAACAATTTTAAATTTAGGATGGATGTATCCTTGATCCTTATCCCCAGATGGTTCCTCTGTATATCTTAACTTTAACACCCAAATATCGGGTTCATTGTTCTGTAGATACGCTCTGTCTAAAAAATATACATGCTGATATTCTAAGTCAAACCATTTGTGATATGGAAGAATATCATAATTTAATTTAGAAATTTCTGTATTATATTCAATCTCAAATTGAGGTTCTATTACTCCTAGCCATTTCCACTCTCTAGGCTTTCGATAGGATGGAGAAAATTTAACAACCCAAATAGGATCTTCTGGAGCAAATTTATTGTCTAATTGATAGGCACATTCATTTACCAATTCCCAAAATGGTGGATAACATTGATCTATATCTAAAAAAAGTCTAGGTAAGTCTTTGTTATATTCAACATTAACTTTTGGCGTAACAAATCCCATTTCTTTCCTAATTGGATCAACCTTGCCTTTTGGTTGACAACTAAACGCCCATACATTCTCTTCTAATGGATTGAATCTATTATCAATATACCAAACTAATTTAAACTGTCTGTCCCATGGGTCCGGTTGAAAGGTTGTATAGATATCTTCCTCAAACTGCATGAGTTTGTCTATGTCAGGGTTCCAAGACCAAACAATCTCAGTAGGCTCAATTCTTATTTCTTGGTAACCTTTATAGGGCCGCCACCCTTTACGAAAATATTTGGCTAACCAAGTTTCACCGTTATGCCATACTAGGCACTTATCTGTACGAGGAATTTCATTGACATAGAATAAATCTTTCGTATCAATTCTAGGATTTAGTATAACGAATTCTCTATGACCCTGTCCAAGGTCATAAAGTTCTTCATCATAGGAAAATGGATCATCATTCCATGGTATTTCAAAAACCAAATGGGGATCAGGTTGAAAGAAGTGGTCAAGGAACATACCACTAATTATCAAAAAACTAGGTGTTTAATTAAATTCCTGGAATAGTAACTAGACTTGTTGCTGTGGTCCATGTATTGCCATTGCCAGTGAATCCACGGAATATTCTAGTTCTAGTTTCGTTATATGGGGATTTTACCGTGCCGGTACTAGGCGATGTATCAATTGGATACTGCGGTAAATTAGTATAACGTGTACCTGTGTCAGCCTCACTGTAATAATAAAAGGCTCGCGAAAGATTGTGTAGGGTATCGTCAAAGTCTTGACTTCCGCTGATTTCTCTAAGACCATTCATGCTGATCAAAAGGTTTCCTGTGCCATCATCTACGACGGTAAACATAGAACCTTTGGCAGATCCGTTGCCAAAATAATCTCCATAATTTAGTCCGTCGGTAGATTTAACCTTATAGACATATTCACCATCTTGATCTCTTTTGCCTATAGACATCGTTCTCGATGTTCCACTACCTAGGCCTTCTACTCTATAAACTTCAGCCCAATGAGCATAAGGATAGTCAAGTGTGTCTGCATTGATTCCCAGCATGCCTATATCCAATAATCCTGCTCCTCCTTGATCGTAAACTGGTGTGCCATCCCCACCAAGTCCTACTCCAATTTTAAGACACTTTTCATTATTTTCAATGTCATAACTTAGGCCAATGACACTATTAGAACTCGCGATAGGACTAACCCAGTCAATGAGATGCAGGTAGTTTGTAAATGTAATGTTAACTGTGGCAGTATTTTCAATAGTCTTCATAATACCGTTAACATACACAGTCAATGTCTGAACATAAGTTCCTGTAGCATTTGCTACCTTATCTGGATCAAATCTAACTTTGATATGACCTAGTTGATTAAGTACCGCGTAATCCACAACCTCCCAACCACCTGAATGTTGATCTGAAACACCGAAAGTATTAATCAATAAACCATTGGCCAAACTCTTAGAATCGGGTGATATTAAAAATGTATGTTCGATTGGTTGACCAATTTCAGTAACCCCTTCTGATAGAGCGCCCGGTGAATAGTTCCAATTAAAACCATAGGCTACGGTCTGCTGAGTAGCCAACCGTATTATACCTTGATCATTATTAGATCCAATTGTGATACTGTTATAGAAGTCGCCTAGAAGGTCTGTTCCTCTATAACTTAGATCAAAATATTTTGATACCCCAGGATCTATTGTTGTAGATATAGATCCCCATCCTGGTCCATAGGTGATTTGTGGAATAGCAGAATCTGCGGTGAACAATAAACTAGTTATGGTGAGTGGTGCAACACCATTATTATAAAAATATACAGTTTGAATTTCACTATCTTGATTTGGGAAACAGGTAAATGGAGTTATCGTTGATACTGCTAATAACTTGCTATCATTAATAAGGAAGCCTGTAGAACTACTTTGAAAATCAAATATGGTTTTAAAGTAAGTTGTTGGTCCTATAATAGTACCCGTAGAGTTGACATAACCAAATGTTGAGGTGATTGTGACATTGATTGATCCCATACCATTATTTAACCAGTAGTGTAGAATTAATAGTAGCGGGTCCTACTTTTATGCTCACTGCGTGTTTTGTCAAGGGCATGCCAGGCTCAAATTCGCTAATTTCATCTCTCAACCTATAGACCTGTTCATTGCTATCTGCTAGCAGAATCTTTTCTTTATACTGTTCTCTAAAAATTTCAGTTTCCATTAGCAGATTTCTATATTCATTGTCTTTGAAAATAATTTCTTCGCAGAGTTCTTGAAGAGACAACCCCATAATTGGTGCCAGTTTTTCTAATAAAGGGCCGCCTTGTTGCTTGGCTTCTTCCAGTTTAATTTTTCTAACTTCAGCACCTAGAGAACAACTTGGAAGAAATTTGCTGCGTAGAAAATTCACTCGCTCTATTAGATAAAGATTTACACGTTCTTTGTTTAATTCCAATAGAGTTTTAGGAAATTTGCTCGTGTTTTGATGGTCTAGTACTAATTTGTCCCCTACTAACTTCCAATCCCAACAATTATCATGGGTCATACCCATAGGCAAAGGTTCAAACCACTCCCTTACGTAGACATGATCGTTAGTTGTTAATCTATCTTTTTCGCTAAAATAGATAACTCTGTTACAGGCTACATCTAACACTAATCTTAACATATATTCCTCTCGTAGACAAATAGTCCATTCGTGATAGAATGTACAGCAAGGTATTTGTCATTAAAGTCTACCGGGCAGTTGACTCGATATTTTAACCAACTTTGATTTTTCTTTAGTCCAGTTAGAGCATCAAGGCATACTGCATAACCATTTTCACACACAATGATTAATTCATCTTTATATAATTGGATATTCCATAGGCCAGGGCCTCTTAGTTTTCTTATCCATTTCTGGTTACCATACTGGTCAAAGGCCAAACAAAAGTGATCTTGATTCACTATATAGACTAATCCAGATTCATGTACAGGTAAAAATTGATGCAGACTCCTAGTTCCGCAGAATCTTGACCATAAGAACTTGCCTTTGAAATCTAAGCCATATAGGTGCCCTTCATCAGTTGCAATAATTATAACATCTTCTATTACATTGGGTCGACCTTTTACTGTGCCAACATAGGTAGCCCAATTGAGTACTCCGTCTGTTAGGGAATACATATAACCATCATTACTGGTACATATGACTTGATCCGCAATTTTAATTGGACTACCAGGATTCACATCCTGTGTTGGAAACCTCCATTTCACAACACCACTGTCTAAATCCATTCCTAGTATATCCCCACGTTTATAGTGCAGTCCACCTTCTGTGCCAATATAAATTTCACGTTTTATCTCATCCACCCAAGGGGTGCTATGCAGAAATAGATCAAGTTTCTTCTTCCATACTAGCGATCCAGTATCCCTACAATAAGCATAGAGATATCCATCATAACTGCTTATTAGAATGAGGTTGCCTGCACACACAGGACGGGCACTAATGCCTTTTAATTGTCTAGGATAAGGACCTTGTTGATGCCAAATTATCTCGCCATCTTCAAGCCTTTGACAGAATACCTCATGACGATCATTAGCCCAGTAGACTCGATCGTCTACAATTAGTGGGGGACTTTTAAGATAGTCGCGCCATTGGTTATAGGCAAGATTTCTCCATATTAATTTAGATTCTAAAGGGCTGTCTACAGGATCAATGCGTGTGATACCTAGATCGTGCCTTGTAAAGATACGGTGAACAGGCATACCCAGTATTTCTAAAAGTCTAGTGCCTTTATGATTCCAAAAATCATATAACACTCCTATGGCTCTGATATCTAAATTGATCCCCTCTTCTTTAAGTAGACGTAGACACTTATTATAGGTTGCGCCTGTATTAAAGGCATCATCTAAATAGACTGCTCTTGCATAATGACTAGGTCTTGGCCCTTCGAATATGCGTCTGCGATTGCGTAATTTACGTTTATCTCTACCAATGAGGGTGTTCACCAATAGGCCGTCCTGTTCAGCAGCAATCTGTACAGCCATTAAGAGGTTAGCGGCACCGTATCCTTGGCCAACAAGAACCTCGGGTTGATATTTCTTAATTTGCTGCCAAAGAAGTTGTCCTGCTATCTTCAGATAGCCAGCGGTTTGTAATGCCTGTCGTATATCAAGAAAAAAAGCATAACGCTTATTATTGACATTATCACCGAATATAATACCGTGATTAATAACGTGTTGTCTAAGTTTTTCCCAATCGTTCATCGTAACATTAATTATATACTACTTTATCCTATTATAAAATAAATGTTATCCATTGGCTCTTGATCTGGAAGTTGACTTGACAGTCCTCCCCCAAAAACTGTTCCTCCTGATCCTGCGGATCCTTCTGCAGGGGGAACATAGCCGCCTCCTGTGCCGCCTCCTCCTGTGCCGCCGCCGCTAACCACAGCACTACCTCCTGCTGTTGATCCAGTTTGTGATATGATCAGAGTGATATTTGCTCTTAATTCTAATCCACCTGTACCTCTTACTATTACAGATCCGGTGCGGGTTCCTTGTCCACCATATTGATAATTATATCCTACTATGAATGTCTTACTGGTCCCTGTTGTGATAACTGTACTTGTTGTAAATAAAGGATCAGTGAAATTAATCACTGATCCAAGATCAGTTAGGTCCGCTACGTGTTGAATGCCTTCGGGCGTATTAAAGTTAATACTACGAATACGAGCATTGCCCCCACCAACATTGGTTAGATAAAATGTTTTACTATATTCTTTGGCTATAGGAGTACCGTCAGCATAATACCCTTCGCTGGCTGACCCGCCTGATCCTGGCGAGCCTGATCCTGTCCCTAGACTTTCTGTTGTAACACCATCTGTTTCTGTAACGAAGTCACCTTCTGAACTGCTTTCAACATCGCCGTTATCGGGTCCACCTGATTCATCGTCTGCACCTGCTGCTGCACCAGCATCTGATGCTCCGGCATCGCCCGTACCTGCTCCACCAGCTTCTGCTTCTGCTTCTGCTTCGCCTTCTGCTGCACTAGAGAATGATCCACCTCCGCCACCTGTGGGGGATCCAGGGGGCACAGGAAAAAATGGATAGGTCATGTTATAACAAAATTAGTGGTAATTGTGGCAGTGGTGCTGGTTGTACCATTAAATGCTGTGACCACAATAGTTCCATGTACTGTGGCTGTTGTTGATGTACTGTTGGTATAATCCACGCTGAATGTCTTGCTGGCACCGGTGGCAATTGTGGTATTTGTAAGGAAGTTAGTAGTAGTAAATGCTGTAGTACCGCCTGTAAAGTTACTAAGATTAGCAGAATGGCGTACCTGCGCGGGATCATTAAAGGTAATACCGGTTACAGTGAGTGTTACGGCTCCATTATTGACTAGAGTAAAGGTTTGTGCTGCCACGTTATAGATTCCTGTTTTAGATATTTATACAAAGGTACTGGTGGTCCAATACGAACCCCAAGGTGTTCCTAGATTGTAGACTGTGGTACTAGTGTCGGTTATACTTAGACATAGGAACACACTGGCAGTGTAGGTGGTTGTAATTAGGGTTTCAAGTTTGACCTTGACATAACTGTAGGTACCGGTTTGGGCAAACACAGTGGCCGTGCTGGTTATGGTGCTTATAAAATTGTCTCTGTTGAAAATAGTTGCAGTGGTGCCGCTGATTGCTGCCAAAATACGTTGTACTGTGATATCTTGCCAGGTAACGGGCACACTGGTGCTGGTAGCAGCAAAACGTATTTCTCCACCTAGATTAAAAAAGTAGTGAGCAGTTTCTGTATTAGCCCATTTTGCCTCTACAATATGATGTATAGCATCAACTGGCGCTCCAAGATAAGTTGTCCATGTGCCTGTTTGAACACTGGTTCCACCTGTAGTAATTAGGGGTGTAAGTTGACTGCTGTGTACAGTGTATGTACTGGTAGATATCACATTGGCTGTGGTATTCACATAGGTCGTAGAGGCTGATTCTATGATAAATCCAGGCAAACTGGTGTAACTCACAGTGCTGACGCTGGTTGTTACATTCATTATCCATGTTGCCGTTGTGGGGTAGCCCGCGAATTGTGTAGGAAACAGTATATCAGAACCATATTGATGATAATGAATACGGTTAATATCATTTATTAGGTTAATCCATTGTGTACGGGTAATTCTTGTACCTGTAGATACAGAGATGCTGATAAGGTCCTGCCTTCCATATCCGTAGATGTTGGTGCCGGCTACCTGCTCAACAATTGATAAAATTTCATTGTAGTTTGTAGCGGTTATTAGAGAACCTGTATTGACTGGATATGCCATAGATAGTAAAATAAATCAGTGATCCTATATTTATGGTTATTTTTATCAATACAAACAGAGCGGTAAATATAGACATCAACTTCATTAGGAAGAATTATGAATGAATTTTTCGTTACTCAGCATCCAAATTTTACAAATATAACCTATCTCGTAGAAAAAGGTTCCGCTGAATTGGTAGGACAAGACTATGAAAATGCTTTTAATAGTCTAGCACCATTAGGCGCAGAGGTATTTAGACAAATTGGCAGCACTAAAACAGTATTTGATCGTAGAAAAATTTGGACTGGACAGTATTCCCCTTCTTCTATTCTACCAATGCATCATTATGCAGGCAGAGACAGCATGTTGTTCAGTAGCGATTATACCGGAATCCTAGTTCTTGAAACCGGGTCCTACATTGAATATCTAGATATCAACCGTGGAAAGGAAGTGCTAAGACTGACTCTATCAACAGGCGATCTTATTGTGATAAGCCACAATCTCATCAGAGGTTGGCCACGGATTAACGAAAAATTATTCCTATTACTATTTGAAATCAAGTCTTAAACATGAAAAGTTTTAAACACTCTGGCACCTTTGGTGACCTAATCTACAGCCTCCCTGTTGTTAAATTTTTAGAAGGTGGTAAATTTTATCTACATCTCAATCAAATTGACTACCTTACCCAGTTAAACTACGGCAGTCAGCCAGACCCTTATCATAGGGGTAGAATGACTGAACAGGACTATCTGAGCCTACGTGATCTCATGCTAGCACAAGACTATGTTGAATCTTTCGATATATTAGATCCTAACACAGCAGAAATCACCCATAACCTAGATAGGTTCAGGGTACCATTTCGAAGTCACCCTGGCAACTATGTGGATATCTATTCTGGCCTATTCCCTAGCATACCCCTAGATCATTATTCAGAACTACGTAATCAACCCTGGCTCACTGTTCCTAACCCTAGGGTCATAGATGGGCGCACTGTGGTCATTAACCGAACAGGTCGCTGGCCCAGTAATGTGGCCCGACAGAGTTATGATCTAATAAGGGAGCAGGGTGCTGAAAAAGACAGTGTGTTCATTGGACACGAATCAGAGTACCTTGCATTCAAACAGGAAATGGGTTGGGATATACCCTTCCATCGTACGGCTAACCTGCTAGAAATGGCAGAGGTCATAGCGGCCGCAGATCAATTTATTGGTAATCAGTCAGTGGCCCTAAGCCTAGCCATAGGCCTAGGTGTTGAATTTGCCTGCGAACTTAGAACAGACCTACCCATTGAACGCAATGAGTGCTTTTTTCCAAATCATCCAAACGGAGACTATTTCTAGACATGAAGATTGGTATTATTCAAAGTCGTGGGCTAGGCGACATTGTCATAGCCCTACCCATAGCCTACCACTATCATCAAGAAGGCCATAACATACATTGGCCCATAGTTGATACCTGGGTAGAGCAGATGCAGACTGTGGCCCCCTATGTGACCTGGCACCCAGTCAAACCAGACCACGGTCCTTTTTTCTATGACACGCCCCAGGCCATACTGCGAGATCTGGGGGTAGACGAAGTGCTATGCCTTTACAACAGCCTCACTGGACACCCCGAATTCGCAGACACAGCCTACTTTCAACACGTGACCTTTGATCGTTTTAAATATCTACGTGCAGGCGTGCCTTTTCAAAAGAAATGGCAGTTGGCCCAGTGCATCAACAGGGACCCGGTACGTGAGCAGGCACATCATAAAAGGTTAGGTATCACAGGACCCTATGTGGTTACACATCTAAACAGTTCAGAACAGACTGTGCGTATGCCCCCAGATCTCATACCCCCTGAATATCAAGTTGTTCCTATTAGTTCACAGGGCTGGATCTGGGATTGGCTCTATACGATCGAAAACGCAGAGGCTCTGGTAATGACTGATAGCGTAGTGGCCAACATGGTGGATCAATTGGACATTGCTGTGGAAAAATACTTTATACCTCAACATCATATACAGTTAACCCCTGTGCATCTATCAGATTGGATTTGGCTACCCAACCCAGATCTCAAAACCCATGCTCGTATTTTTAGAGCGGCCTAACCATGGAGATTCTTATACCCGTAAGTGCAGGTGAGTTAATTGACAAGATTACCATACTGCGGATCAAGAGCGGTCTAATTAGAGATCCCGAGAAAAAGCGCCATGTAGACAGAGAATTAGATCTACTCGACAGCATTAGAGCAGACCTACTCTCAGCCTATGCAGACCGGATTTCTCAGTTAGAGCATGAACTTCACACAGTGAACCTAGATCTGTGGCATATTGAAGATTTCAAACGAGACTGTGAACGTAGGCAAAGGTTTGACACGGCCTTTATAGAAGCGGCCCGAGCGGTCTATCAGAAAAACGATCTAAGAGCGCAGATCAAACAAGAGATCAACAGGCGCTGCGGTTCTCTAGTTCAAGAACAGAAAAGTCATCAGGGTCTATGACAGCCAAGTCTGTGTGGCATGACTGGCACAGGTCTTTATAGCCCTTCTCCACTGAGAATCTTGATCTCTGTCACTCATCACCGAATCCCAGTCCGCGGGCGCAGTGAGCCAACGCTGTTCAGGACGCCACGGTGGTAGACCCTGCTGCTCCCCGTCTAGTTGACCCGCTGACCAAGAGGAAAATCCCAAAAATATCTTAATATCCCTAGGACCCTGACCCTGATGTAGTGCATGGAATATACTGGGATCTTGAGTTACCCAGATCTGTTCAGTGAGCATCTGAGTGGCTGGGCCACGCCAATCTGGGCTATGCAAGACGATTACTCGCTCTGTTAGCACAGGGCCACCCTGCCAAAGGCCAATACCATCTAGATGATGACCGGGGTCCCAACCAAGGCAACGCCAAATTTCACTTTCGCGCTGTGGATCCATTAAGGGCCTATTCACGACCAATCCCCAGGCACCTTGGTTGCTATGTGAGCAGACCACAACCACTGATCTCGCAAAGTAGGCGTCTGAGTTCAGGGGCTGTGCGACCAATAGGTGGCCCAGTAGGTTGGCATTTTCTTCTATAGGCTCAGTCATAAGGTGTAAATATTTACACAGGACAGAAGATCATATGACAGAATTCACAGAACGACCTTTAATCACAGGCCTACCACCCTACAAGGTCATTACCACAGATCATCTACAGAGTCTAGAACTCTTGGTAGAAGTAGAAATCCTGCAGAACTACATACCCATAGGAGGTATTGCTGTGGTCTATAGACCAGATACAGCGACCACACACTACTATCAGGCCATGATTCGCCGGTCACCTGAAGAATAAAAAACCCAGCCTGCTAAATACCCTACTATGGGAACATTCTACGGACCAAATACTAGCACAAACCCCATTGTGAGTCAGGGCCTTATCACTTATCTAGATGCCAAAAATCCCAAGAGTTACCCGGGCACGGGCACCAGTTGGTTTGATCTCTCGGGCAATGGCCGCACAGCCTCTCTACAGGGATCGCCCACCTTTAACTCAGATGGAACTTTTAGTATAAACGGCGCAGCATTCCAATATGTAACTCTAAATTCGGGCATAGACTATAACAGCCTAGGCGCCACTAGAACCTATACTATCATTCTGACCTTTCTTCAGACTGCCTTTGGTACAGGTGGCAATAACAATGGCTCGGCCTATCTATTTCATGGTACCGGTAGTGGCTACTATTCGGGCTATCGCATGGGACTGGGTAATTCAGGCACACCTTCGGCAGCGTTTAGCCAACCTCACAGTGTGTTCTACGAAAGTAATGGATCAGTGGCAGGCAATGCAATCGGCCTCACTGACACAGAGTATCGCTGGGGCTTTGTGGCCCTGGCTCATAATGGATCCCAAGCGACTATGTTTTTTAACGGCCAATCAGCATCAATCTCAACAATAGGCTCCTATGTGAGTAACTCTTCAGATGCTCCTGCCAAACTAGGCTTGGCCAACACATCAATAAATTGGGGTGTGGGAAGGTTCAACGGTCGCATGGGCATGTTTATGCTGTATAATCGAGTCCTAACAGTGATAGAAATGGAGCAAAACTACGCAGCCATTAGGGGAAGGTACACGATATGAGCGTGTTTGCGGGCCCAAAAATCTCTAATAACGGTTTGATCTTGCACCTAGACGCAGCCAATATCCGTTCATATCCGGGATCAGGCACATCTTGGTTCGATATTAGCGGAAATAATAGAAACGCAACATTAATAAACGGCACTACATTTAATAGTGGTAACAAGGGTGCTATGTTACTTGACGGTGTGAATGATTATATAAGTGTCAATACATCAGGATTAGCTCCTAGCCAACTGACTATAGAAGTATTCTTCAAAACTCCTACAAACTATACAGGCCAAAGTGGCTATATTATTGCCATGGACAATTTTGACAACCCAGAATTGAGATTCTCTATTAGTGCCATGAAATGTCGTTTCGATTTATTCGACGACGGCGCATATATAATGACCGGAGAGGGAACTAGCACAGCATTTACGACAAATACCTGGGTTCATATGTGCGCTACGTTAACTAACGGCAGTCAAAAGGGATATCAAAATGGTCAAGAAATACATTCAGGGACTGGAACATATTCTGGATCTTCTACAACAAATTTGGGAGAATTTAGTATAGGGACATACAACAGGCCAGGAGCAGGCTATGGGGGATATCTCAATGCTTATGTTTCCTTGGTCAAAATATACAATAGAGTACTTACCCAAGAAGAAATACTTCAAAACTTTATTGCACTACGAGGAAGGTATGATGTGTGAGATAGCACCCATGTATATATAGAAATACCCCGCTGTAGTATTGAGGCCCTATATAGAAATACCCCGCTACGTAGAGAAAGATCATGATTAGAAGCCTACGCGAGCCGTTACACTGATAGAGATAGGCTGGATTCTTGTGGGAAGAACTAGACACAAGCAAGCAGAGACCCAACGGTTTTTGGGAATGAAGAGACTGTGGCGCTGACTTTAGAACCACTGAGAGATGGTGGGAAATACAGGGATTAGGGAGAAAAGTATTTGGACTAAGCCAACCAGCCCCTCCACCGTAGACCACGCTGACGCACTGTGATTTTTGTGGTTCTAAATAGTAATTATTCGCATTTGCACACTAATTATACACAGGTTATCC